TTCAGGGGCAACCGCAAGAGACATTGAGATATACGCACCTCAAGTAGAAGATGGAAGCTACGCTACTTCGCATATACCAACACAAGGAAGTGCTGTAACACGGAGTGCGGAAAGTTGTTATCAAGAAAATGTAACACAAGTTATTGGTCAGTCAGAAGGTACTATGTATATTGAATTTATACCTAAAGATACATCTGAATTTCAAATACTTTATCAAATAAGAACAACAGGCTCAAGTAATATAGGTCTAGTAGATATACGTTTGGATGGCGGTAATATATTTACTTTGGCTAATGATGGTGGTTTAAATCAATTTAATATAAACGGTGGTTCATACGTAGCAGGAACTACTTATAAAATTGCTGTAAGATATAAGTATAACGACAGTAAAATTTACATCAATGGTGTATCTTCTGGTAGTGATACAAATTGTATTTTTACAAGTTCTTCCTTAAACCAAATTAGTTTTAATGCAAATCTTTCAAGTTTTTTACCTGTTGCGGATATATTAGACGCAAGATTATACAACACAGCATTAAGCGATAACGAATTACAATCATTAACAAGTTAATTATGAAATATATATTTAAGAAGTACGAGTTTGAAACTCAAGATTTAGCAGAAACAACTATAGCTGCTTTACCACACCAAGAAGATGAGGAAGGAAACAGTCACCCATCACACAGCCATACGGTTGTTAAGTTAGGCAACGTAGTAATTACAGAGGGCACATACGATGAGAATGGTAACGAACTTACTGCTCCTGTATTATCTGATATGTATTCTGTTGACGTTCTATGGAAAGCATCGGAGATTACAGAAGAAACAGAAGCTGCTGTACTTGACGAAGATGGTAATGTGGTGACACCTGCTGTAAATGAAGTGCAATTCCCCAATGGTTGGGTTTCTAAAGAAATCACAATAGAAGAGGGTAACGGCGTGCACACTTTCGCAGGGTGGTCTTACAGTAACTAGCGAAAGTAATTTTAAAGTAAATAGTGTAACTATATTACTATCAATTAAATTAAATTAAATTAAATGGCAAATATTACAAAAGAACAACTAGATAAAGTTGTTAAACAACAACAAGAGCTCAATAAGCTAGTAAATGAAATAGGTGTTTTAGAAACACGTAAGCACGCAGCGTTACATAAGATAGCAGGCGTAAATGAAGATATTGAAGCTACCAAAGCTGAGCTTGAAAAAGAATATGGTAGTATAAGCGTTGACCTTGAAACAGGCGAATATACTATTGTAGAAGAAGAAAAAACAAAAGAATAATGGAAACTGTTATAAGAAAAATCAGTATTGGTTCTGATTATAAAAATGACGCGATGCATTATTCTGTAGGCCAAGAGGTTTATGGCGGTCATAAGATTGCATACATTTTATTTGACGATACTGATAATTCTTATAATATTCATATAAAGAAAAACAATGAGGTATTGCCATGGAAAAAGTTTAATTCCAACATGGCTATATCCATTGAGTATGATTTAGAATATTAATGAGAAGTGTATACGATTTTATAATCAAACCACTTGGCGAGAGGTACGACAACGAACTTAAGGTTGGAGATAAGAAGTTAATACTTAACTCTAAAATAGAAAGCCACAAGTTTGTAAACAATAAAGCTATTGTAATGTCTACCCCTTTAGCGATAACAACACCAATTGAAGTAGGTGATACAGTTATAGTGCATCATAATATATTTAGAAGATATTACAACCATCAAGGTAAAGAAGTTAATAGTAGTAAATATTTTAAAGATGACATGTATTTCTGTCAACTAGACCAAATATATCTATATAAACGCATGGCGCAATGGCACCCGTTTAACAATAGATGTTTTGTAGCTCCCATAGTTAATAAGGACGATCTAGATTTATCTAAAGAAAAAAAGCATCTTGGGATATTAAAGCACGGAAATAAATCGCTAGAGAGTAAAAATATAAAACCCGGTGATATAGTTGGGTTTACGCCTAATAGTGAGTTTGAGTTTGTTATAGACAATGAGCTGCTGTATTGCATGCGAACAAAAGATATTGTAATTAAATATGAACACAAAACAAGCGAAACTCAATATAATCCAAGCTGGGCAAAAAGCAGTTAATGAGCTTATTAAAGTAGCAGAAGAACAGATCATAACTAACACTGAAGATGATGTTTCTGCAGATCGTTTAAAAAACGCTGCTGCTACAAAAAAGCTAGCTATATTCGATGCGTTTGAAATACTTGCGCGTATTGAAGAAGAAAAAGCTATGCTTGAAGAAACAAGTAAAGAAACTAAGCAGAAAAGCTTTAAAGGTTTTGCTGAAGGAAGATCTAAGTAATGTACGAGCAAACTTTAGTAAGAACAATTACAGATCACATCAAACCATCTATTATAAAGAAAAATAATAGATATAAGAAATGGAAATACGGTTATGATGTAGAACACGATATAGTTGTTATAAGTAAGGACGGAACTATAGGCGAGATAATTGAAATACAAAATTTAATTATTGGACTTCCTGAAACGCCGGAAGTTGTTTATGAAAACAAAGATAAGATGTGGAAGCGTTTGCCTTACCCTAAAGATCTTGAAAAAATTAAAAGTGTTTTTGACTGGAATAAATACCCAGCTACATTTAAAGAAAAACATTATGACTATATCGACGAAGAGTTTAATCGCCGTGAAAATGGTTTTTGGTTTATTAACAAAGACAAGCCTACTTATCTTACTGGTTCTCATTACATGTACTTGCAGTGGTCCAAGATTGATGTTGGGGCAGCAGACTTTAGGGAATCAAACAGATTATTCTTTATATTCTGGGAAGCTTGTAAAGCCGATCAAAGATGCTACGGTATGTGTTACCTCAAAAACAGGCGCTCTGGTTTTTCGTTCATGGCATCAAGTGAAACTGTCAACCAAGCTACAATATCAAGCGACGCAAGATTCGGTATACTGTCAAAGACAGGGGCTGATGCAAAAAAAATGTTTACAGATAAGGTAGTACCGATGTCGGTTAACTATCCTTTCTTTTTTAAACCAATACAAGACGGTATGGACCGTCCAAAAACAGAACTCGCGTATAGGGTGCCAGCGTCTAAATTAACAAGACGTAAGCTTGACGCAGGTGAAGTTGACGAAGAGCTTGAAGGTCTTGATACAACTATTGACTGGAAAAACACAGGTGATAACAGTTATGACGGTGAAAAACTAAAACTGTTAGTGCACGATGAATCCGGTAAATGGGAAAGACCTGATAACATATTAAATAACTGGCGTGTTACAAAGACTACGCTTAGACTGGGTAGTAGAGTTGTTGGTAAATGTATGATGGGATCAACTAGTAACTCGCTTGATAAAGGCGGTGAAAACTTTAAAAAATTATACTATGCATCAGACGTTACACAAAGAAACCGCAACGGACAGACTAGCTCAGGACTATATTCTTTGTTCATACCTATGGAGTGGAATTACGAAGGATTCATTGATGCTTATGGATTACCTGTATTCGACTCGCCAAAAGATAAGGTTAAAGACCCGCATGGTGAACTAATAATTAACGGTGTTATTGAGCATTGGGAAAACGAAGTTGATGGTTTAAAAAACGATCAAGACGGTTTAAACGAATACTATCGTCAGTTTCCCAGAACTGAAAAGCATGCGTTTAGAGATGAAGCAAAAGAATCTTTATTTAATCTAACTAAAATATATGAGCAAATAGATTATAATGAAGATATGAGAAATAAAGTCTTAGTTACTCAAGGTAATTTCCAATGGGCAGGAGGAATAAAAGACACGACTGTTAATTTTATACCAGATAATAACGGTAGGTTTTTAGTTTCATGGATTCCACCTGCAAGATTACAAAATTGTGTAATAATAAAGAATGGAGTTAAATATCCCGGCAACGAACACGTAGGTGCTTTTGGATGTGACTCTTACGACATATCAGGTACAGTTGACAAAAAAGGTTCTAAAGGTTCTTTACACGGGCTTACTAAGTTTAGTATGGAAGATGCTCCTGCTAATATGTTTTTTTTAGAATATATATCAAGACCTCCAACTGCTGAAATATTTTTCGAAGACGTGCTTATGGCATTACACTTTTATGGTATGCCAATATTAGCAGAGAATAACAAACCAAGGTTATTATATTACTTGAAACGAAGAGGTTATAGACAGTTTTCTATAAACAGACCCGACAAGGTATACAATAAACTTTCGGTTGCAGAAAGAGAAATAGGTGGGATACCAAACTCATCTGAAGATATTAAGCAAGTACATGCTGCAGCTATAGAATCGTATATTGAAGACCACGTAGGTTTAAAAGAAACAGAGTATGGTCAGATGTATTTTCAACGTACGCTCGAAGACTGGGCTAAGTTTAACATAAACAACAGAACAAAGTTTGATGCTACGATAAGTTCTGGTTTAGCTATTATGGCTTGCAATAAAAATAAATATTCACCGGTAGCAGAGGTTAAAAAAGAACCAGTGAATATAAGTTTTAAAAAATATGATAACACAGGTTATACTTCAAAAATAATAAAATAGATGGTTTACACTAATGTTAATAGTTCTTTTCCAAGTCAGGTAGTACCAGACGCAGAAAAAAATACTTATGACTACGGTTATCAAGTAGGTAGAGCTATTGAAAACGAATGGTTTAGAGGTGACAAAGGCTTAGGCGCTGGTGGTCGTTTCGGAAATAACTGGCAAGACTTTCACAGACTTAGACTTTATGCTAGAGGCGAACAGTCTGTAGCTAAATATAAAGATGAACTTTCTATTAATGGTGATTTATCTTATTTAAACTTAGACTGGAAACCAGTTGCAGTGTTATCTAAATTTGTAGACATTGTTGTAAATGGCATGACCGATAAAGGTTATGAAATAAAATCTTTTGCAACAGATCCATTTGCTTTAAAAGAAAGAACTGACTTTATATTTAACGCTATAAGCGATATGCAAAGTCGTAAAGAAATAGAAATCTTAAATCAACTTACTGGTCAAAATTTCTTTTCTAATAAACAAATAAAAGAACTACCAGCTACAGAGCAAGAGTTAGAACTTTATATGCAGTTAGACTATAAACAGTCTGTAGAGATTGCAGAAGAAGAACTTATTGAAAATGTTTTAAGCTACAACAAATACGACGAGATTAAAAAAAGATTAGCTTATGATTTAACCGTATTAGGTATATCAGCTGTTAAAACTGATTTTAATCTAGCAAATGGAATTACAGTTGATTATGTTGATCCAGCTAATTTAGTTTATTCATATACTGAAGATCCAAACTTTGAGGATATATATTACGTAGGCGAATTAAAGTCTATGAGCTTACAAGAAGTTAAAAAATTATTTCCTTACTTAACGCAAGAAGATTTAAAAGAAATAGAAAAATACCCAGGTGATGCTAATTACACGCGTAATTATTATGGGCAAGACGATCAATATAATCAAGTTCAAGTTTTATTTTTTGAGTATAAAACTTATAACAACCAAGTATTTAAAATAAAAGAAACTGATCAAGGTCTTGAAAAAGCACTTGAAAAAGACGATTCGTTTAACCCACCTGAAAACGCTGAAAATTACAATAAAGTACATAGAGCTATAGAGGTTTTATACAGCGGCGCTAAGATACTTGGTTTTGAAAAAATGCTTAAGTGGGAGCTTGCTGAAAATATGACTCGCCCGTATAGCGATCAAACAAAAGTGCAGATGAATTATAATATATCTGCGCCACGTATGTATAAAGGTCGTATTGAAAGCATTGTTAGTAAATGCATTGGGTTTGCTGATATGATTCAACTTACACATTTAAAAATACAACAAGTGTTGGCTCGTATGGTACCTGACGGTGTGTTTGTAGATGTTGATGGTTTAGCTGAAGTTGATCTTGGTAATGGAACAACGTATAACGCTCAAGAGGCTTTAAACATGTATTTCCAAACTGGTAGTATTGTAGGTAGAAGTTTAACTCAAGATGGTGATCTTAACAGAGGTAAAGTTCCGATTCAAGAATTGCAAACTTCTTCAGCTATAGGTAAAATACAATCTCTCGTTCAAACATACCAATATTATTTACAAATGATCCGCGATGTAACCGGGTTAAATGAAGCAAGAGACGGTAGTCAACCAGCTAAAGATTCACTAGTTGGTTTACAAAAATTAGCAGCTGCAGCCTCTAACACAGCTACAAAACATATACTTCAGTCTTTAATGTATTTAACAATTAGAGTTTCTGAAAATATTAGTTTAAAAGCTTCAGACGCTTTAAGTTTTCCGCTATTGAAAAATGCTTTAATGAGTTCTATAAATAACTCAAACGTAAATACCTTACAAGAAATAGAAAAATTAAATCTGCATGAGTTTGGTATATTTTTAGAGCTTGAACCAGAACAAGAAGAAAAACAAGTATTAGAAGCAAATATTCAAATAGCTATACAAGCCGGTCAAATAGGTTTAGAAGACGCTATAGATATAAGACAGATTAATAATACTAAATTAGCAAACCAGCTTTTAAAACAAAAACAAAGGCAAAAAGCTGAAAGAGAAAGAGCTATACAATTAGAAAATATACAAGCTCAGGCTCAAGCAAACGCTCAGTCTTCTGAACAAGCGGCTTTAGCAGAAGTTCAAAAACAACAAGCACTTACTGAAAGTAAATTACAACTTGAGCAAGGTAAGTCTCAATTTGAAATTAAAAAAATGGAAATGGAAGCTCAAATAAAAAGACAACTAATGGAGCAAAAGTTTCAATATGATATGCAGTTAGCCAAGATAGAAGCTGAAGCTCAAACGCAAAAAGAAAAAGAAATAGAGGATCGTAAAGACGAGCGTGCTAGAATAATTGGCACGCAACAATCAGAAATGATTTCACAACGTCAAAACGATGAACTACCTAAAAATTTTGAGTCAGCAGGGTTTGACTCGCTAGGAGGATTTGGACTTGAACAGTTTGAACCTCGTTAAAAATAAACTTTATTAATTTTTATTATATTATATTATGTCAGATCAAACAAAACAAGAGGGAGAGTTTTCATTGAAAGGTAAGAAAACAAAACCAAAACAATTAGGTAAATCTTCTGATGAACCTATTAAGGTTAACATGAAAGAACCTTTAGTAGAATTACCAGAACAAGAAATAACTAAAGTAATAATTAAAGAAAACGATGCCACTGAAGAGCAAAGCGCAGATGAGGTACTTATTCGCGACGAATCCGAGGTTAGCGAAGAAGTTTCTAAAGAAAACATCGAAACAACAGTTGAAGAACCTGCCGGAGAAAGCGAGTCCCCTATCACTATTGTACAAGATGATGAAGAAGAAGTAAAAACAGGTGAAACACCTGTGACTACGGAAGTAGAACAAGCTGTACAAGATCAGAGAGTTCTACCAGAAAATATTGAAAAACTTGTTTCTTTTATGGAAGAAACTGGTGGTAGCGTTGAAGACTACGTTAGACTAAACGCTGATTATACCAACGTAGATAACAACACGCTTATACGTGAATACTACAAGCAAACTAAACCACATCTTGATTCTGAAGATATTAGTCTTTTACTAGAAGATTTTGATTATGATGAAGATATAGATGAACCAAAAGATATACGCAAAAAGAAAATTGCGTTTAAAGAGGAAGTTTCAAAAGCCAAAAACTTTTTAGAAGGCTTAAAGAGTAAATACTACGACGAAATCAAGTTGAGACCGGGCGTAACTCAAGAGCAACAAAAAGCTATGGACTTTTTTAACAGATACAATGAAGAGCAAAAAGCAGTAGCAAATAATCATAAGAATTTTGTAGACCGCACTAATAACTTGCTAAACGATAATTTCAAAGGTTTTGATTTTAAAGTTGGAGAGAATAAATTTAGATACGGTATTAAAAATCCTAAACAAACAGCTGAAGCACAATCAGATATAACTAACTTCATTAAGACGTTCTTAAATGACAAAGGTGAAATATCAGATATGCAAGGCTATCATAAAGCGTTATATGCTGCTAGAAACGCTGATACAATAGCGCAACACTTTTATGAGCAAGGCAAAGCTGACGCTGTAAAAGATGTTATGGCTAAATCAAAAAATATTTCAACTGAACCTAGGCAAACCACGTCAGGTGATGTATTTATTGGTGGCTTAAAAGTTAAAGCTATTAGCGGACTTGATTCTTCAAAATTAAAAATCAAAACTAAAAAATTTAACTAATAAAACTATTTAAAATGGCTTTATCTCCACAATTTGGATCAATTACTCCATCACAAAGACAGGAAATTTTAGCGGACAACTTTTTGACGTTCGACGCTTCTACTGGTGGTGGAACTTTTGCCGCGCAATATTTGCCGGAAATTTATGAACAAGAAGTAGAGCGTTATGGAAACAGAACGTTATCAGGCTTCTTACGTATGGTAGGTGCTGAAATGCCTATGACATCTGATCAGGTTATCTGGTCTGAGCAAAACCGTTTACATATCGCTTATAATAGCGTAACTATTGTTGACGCTTCTGCTAACACTATTAATATTAACCCAGGTGGTTCTGGTGATACTTTTAAAGAAAACGTTATTTCTGTAAATGACACAATTGTAATTCTTGACGCTAACGGTAACGAAGCAAAATGTTTAGTAACTGCATCTAACAACTCTTCAGGTGCTATCACTGCTGAGCCTTTTACTGCTGCTGGTCTTGATGACTTAGGATTTACAGATTCTCAAACAGGTGCTAAAGTATTTGTTTACGGTTCTTCTTATCAAAAAGGATCTACTCTTCCTAATGCTACCGGTACTCCTGGCGCTCAAACTGGTTACATCAGTGTTCAGCCTTCTTTCACTCAATTCTCTAATACGCCTGTTATTATCCGAAGCAAGTATGTTGTTTCTGGTTCTGACACAGCGCAGATTGGTTGGGTAGAAGTTGCTACTGAAGACGGTACTTCTGGTTACTTATGGTACTTAAAAGCTGAGTCTGAAACTCGTTTGCGTTTTGAAGATTATTTAGAAATGTCAGTTGTTGAAGGTGAAAAGAAAGCTGCAACTTCTGTAATTTCTGAAAACTTCCCAGGTACTGAAGGTTTATTCGCTGCTATTGAATCTCGTGGTAACGTAAACACTGGGTTTACTGCAGCTGCTGGACTTGATGCTTTTGATGAAATTCTTAAGAACTTAGATACTCAAGGTGCTATTGAAGAAAACATGTTGTTCTTGCAACGTCAAACATCTCTTGATTTTGATGATATGCTTGCAGCTATTTCTGGAGGTGCACAAGGTGGTACTGCTTATGGATTATTCGAAAATTCTGAAGAGATGGCGTTGAACTTAGGTTTCTCAGGATTCCGCAGAGGTTCTTACGATTTCTACAAAACTGATTGGAAATACTTAAACGATGCTTCTACTCGTGGAGCTATCGATGGTGTTAACTCAATCGAAGGTGTATTAATCCCAGCTGGTACTTCAACTGTATACGATCAAATCCTTGGTACTAACATCCGTCGTCCATTCTTGCACGTACGATATAGAGCATCACAAACTGATGATCGTCGTATGAAGCAGTGGTTGACTGGTTCTGTTGGTGGTGCGTTCACTAGCGATCTTGATGCTATGGAAGTAAACTTCCTATCTGAAAGATGTCTATGTGTACAAGGCGCTAACAACTTTGTATTATTCAAAGGAGTGTAATCAAACAGGTAATGCTTACCCCTGATACAACGTTAGGGGTAACATTTACCTTTATTATTTATTTAATTTTATTATATCATGGCAAAAACAAAAGAAGCCCCAGTTAATACCTGGGAAATAAAAGATAGGGTATATGTTCTTAGAAACAATAAATCACCATTAACATTTACAATACCCTCAAAACACACACGTAAACATTCGCTATTATATTTTGACGCAGAGCAAAATAAACAACGCGAATTAAGATATGCAACTAATCAACCCACGCCGTTTGTAGATGAGCAAAAAGGTGAAGCTACAATGGGTCATATTGTTTTTAAAGATGGTACATTAGTTGTAGACAAATCAAATCAAGCACTTCAAAAACTTTTATCTTTATATCACCCTTTAAAAAATAAAGTGTATAATGAATTTGATAAAGTAGAAATAGCAGAAGACGAGCTTGATACATTAAACTTACAAATAGATGCTTTAAATGCTGCTAAGCAAATGGATATAGACCATGCTGAAGCTGTGTTAAGAACTGAGCTTGGCTCTAAGGTATCTAGCATGAGTTCTAAAGAATTAAAAAGAGATTTAATGCTGTTCGCTAAGTCAAGTCCAAAGTTGTTTTTAGATCTTGCAAGCGATGAAAATGTACAACTTAGAAACTTTGCTGTAAGAGCAGCTGAGTTAAACATCGTTAAATTATCAGATGATCAACGTTACTTTAAATGGGGAAGTAATGGTAGGAAGTTAATGGAAGTTCCTTTTGACGAAAACCCATATTCAGCTTTTGCTGCTTTCTTAAAAACAGACGAAGGTGTAGAAGTTTTCAAGTCTATTGAGAAAAAACTTGAATAATATGTAACAATATACAAGGGCGTGTAATGCGCCCTGTATATAAATAAAAAATCAATGGCAATAAACGTAAATACTGTTTATACAACGGTGTTGTCTATTCTTAACAAAGAACAACGAGGCTATATAACACCAGAAGAGTTCAATAAATTAGCAACACAAGTACAGTTAGATATATTTGAAAACTATTTTGAAGATCTTAACCAGCAATTACGAGTACCACAAGCTGATAGCGAATATGCTAACAGACAAAAAAATATTGACAACTGTATATCTATATTTAAAACTATAGGTAATACTACTTACGACGTGCCTGGTGGTTATTTTTTACCACCATCTGATCTACATAGAATAGGTACAGTTATATATAAAGATGAAAAAGAATTACAACGTGTAGAGCGTAACGAATTTTTACGTCTTAATCTTTCTCCACTTACAAAACCTACAACTCAATTTCCTGTTTATTTATACGAACAAGTAGTTAAAGGAACTGGCGGTGTAAATACAGGTGAAACACATATATTTGTAAAGCCAACAACAATTGTTAACGCTGCAGATATAACGGTTAGTTATATACGTAAACCCGCTGATGTACTTTGGGGTTATCAACAATTAGGTGGTGGTATTTGGAGCTCTGGTCCTTATATATATAATGAAGCAACCTCTACTCAATTTGAGTTAGACGATACAGAGCAAACAGAAGTTATATTACGCATACTTGCTTATGCTGGAGTTGTAATTAGAGATCCACAGATAGTTCAAGCAGCTTCTCAAGCAGTACAATCAGAAGAAATAAATTCAAAAAGCTAACGTATGGCAATGATGCAAGAAAACAATAGACAATATTACGAAGGTGCTCAGAGTTTTACAAGTATTGGCGGTGCTGGTCAAAGCTTTACTACAACTTTTGATACTGATTTAATTTTTAAAGCATTTGCACCTACGTCTGCAGATTACGCTTTAAATAATTTTAAACTATATACTAGCCCATCAGGCATTCCTGGAACTTTTACAGAATACACAAGCGCGTATACAGTTGTTGATAATAAAATTACTATTACAGGTGCAGTTGCTGCAAATGATATAGTTGTAGTTCAACTTAAAAAATTAGATGGAGGTAATTATGGTACTACTGTTGCTGATAAAGCTTATGGCAATATTGTAGAAGAAAACTACGGTTCATACGCGTATACAAAATTAGGTGATTTAGTTCAAAACTTTTTAATAGCTTATGTTGGTGCTGGTAAACTTATACCAAACGTAAAACGCACAGATGTTATATTCCATACTAAAAGAGCAATACAAGAATTTAGCTATGATACTCTTAGAAGTGTTAATGCTCAAGAGCTTACAGTTCCAAACAACTTAAGTGTTGTAATACCTCAAGATTATGTTAATTATGTAGAGCTTTCTTGGATTGATACCCAAGGTGTTAAACGTATTATATATCCCACTACGCTCACTAGCAACCCTAGTGAAATGCCTGTTCAAGACAACAAAGGCACTCCTATTCAAGATTCATTTAACAACAATATAGAAGGTACTTCAATAACAGAAGATCGTTGGAAAAATAATGCTTATAAAAATTTAAATGCTTTACAAAATGATCCTTTATTTGAGTACGATTATTATTATTTATACGGAGGCACTATGTTTGGTTATGGCCAATTATATGGTTTAAACCCTGAAACAGCTCAATCAAACGGTTGGTTTACAATAAACGAAAGAGAAGGTAAGTTTTCTTTTTCTGCTAATTTAGTAGATAAAGTTATTTTATTACAATATATTTCTGATGGACTTTCAAGTGATTTAAATACTAGAGTACCAAAGATGGCAGAAGAAGCTGTGTATGCTTACGTAAGACATGCTATATTATCTAGTAGAATAAATCAGCCAGAGTATGTGATACAAAGACTTAAAAAAGAAGCTAGCGCAAAACTCCGCAACGCAAAAATTAGATTATCTAACATAAAATCTAACGAGATAGTACAAGTAATGCGTGGTAAATCTAAATGGATAAAACACTAGAATTAAATGCCAGATATTCAAAATAATTTTGTACAGTCTAAAATGAATCAAGATCTTGATGATCGATTAATTCCAAAAGGCCAGTACAGATCAGCACAAAACGTGGCTATAAGTAGATCACAGGGTGAAGATGTTGGAGCATTAGAAAATATAGAAGGCAATAATCTTATAGTAAATTCTGATTTAGCTTCAATACCTCATTTAGATGTTATAGGTTATTTTGTAGATACTTCACAAAACAACGTATATTTATTTTATACTGATTATATAGATACTTCTGCTAGTGGTATAGATAATTTTGCTCCTAGCACAGCTAATTGTTTTATATATAAGTTTAACAATGAAGGTAATGGTACTTTTACAAAATTAGTTGAAGGTAGCTTTTTAAATTTTTCTAAAAATAGTCCTATATACGGGATTAGTATGATAGAAAATTTATTATTTTTTACTGATTATAGAAATCAACCAAGAAAAATAAATGTAACTACAGCGACTGGTAATAATACATATTATCAAAATGAAGATCAAATATCTGTAGCTAAGTTTGCGCCGGTAAATCCAGTTAGGTTTGTAGATATGGCTTATAATAATAAGCTTAAATCTACTATATCTAATCCTTCGCAAGAGTTTTTACCTATAAACATTGCTTCTACTGTTAATGGTAATCAGACAATTACAAATCAAGTTACTATAGATAATACTGGTTTTACTCCTATTGTAGGTTCTAGAATAATAAGCATTGGAGCGTTAGCGTTAGATGAAAAAATTGTAGTTACAGGATCTACAACAACTACAATTAATTTTTCTCCTGCTCTATCTCCGGCGGTAAGTGTTTTAAACAATGAAGATATATCTTTTGAAGCTCCAAATCCTGATTATGACGCTGATTGGGCTGGTGATCCAGACTATGTAAAAGATAGATTTATACGTTTTAGTTATAGGTTTAAATTTGATGACGGCGAATATTCTATAATGGCTCCTTTTAGTCAATCTTGTTTTGTCCCTAAACAATCTGGTTATTTTATATCATCACAACCTAGTGTTGATGGTAATTTTGCACGTAATGATGCGGATCAAACTTATAGAAGTACAGTAGTTTCTTTTATGGAAAATAACGCTACTCAAGTAGACTTAAATATTGAAATGCCTTATGCTGATATTGAAACTAATTTAAAAGTTACAGAAGTAGAAATATTATATAAAGAATCAGATCAAATAGCTATTAAATCTGTAGAAAGTATACCTATAGAAGCTGTTAATACTAACATGCAAGCTAATGCAAATAGTAATGTATTTACATATAAGTATTTATCTACAAAACCATACAAAGTATTACCCGAAGATCAAACAACTAGAGTATATGACAAGGTTCCTGTTAGAGCTTTTTCTCAAGAAACAAGTAGCAATAGGATAATATATGGAAACTTTATTGATAAGCACAGTTCGCCTGATTCGTTAACTTATGGTTTAGGATTTGCTAACAAAGAAAAGCCATCAACTGTTGGAGCTTTAGATCCAAACAATATTTATAGTCAAATAGAATATCCTAATCATACGCTCAAACAAAATAGAAACTATCAGTTAGGCGTTGTTTTAGCTGATAGATATGGAAGATCTTCTACAACTATATTGTCTTCTAAAGATGTTTCTACCGATCCAGGAAGCGGTGTTCCATATGGTAATTCTACTATATACGTTCCATATGCTTCTTGGGGATCACCTAGTTCTACTACTAATACTAATGAAATGTATAAGTGGCCTGGGTATAGTTTATCTGTTTTATTTGACAATAAAGAAGGTTTTACATCTGCAATACCAACTCTTCCTAGCAATGGCTATCCTGGTACTTACGTTCCTATTGGAGCTGTTAGTGCTTTAACTATCGCTACGGGCGGTAGCGGTTATTCAGATGCTATAAATGTAGCTACAACTGGTGGTACAGGTAGTGGTTTAACTGTAGATATAACTGTTACTGCTGGTGTTATAACAAGTGTTGAAATAGCTAAAATGGGTGAAGGCTATACTGACGGAGATACAATAACTGTAACGGGAGGTAGTGGTAATGCTACAGCAACAATAACTTTAGCTGAACCAAACTTACTTGGTTGGTATTCTTATAAATTTGTAGTAAGACAAACAGAACAAGATTATTACAATGTATATCTTCCTGGTATTTTATCTGGTTATCCTCATCAATCTACGTCAGCGCTAAGAGCTCCTTTTGAAGTACATGAAACTTCTAATATAGTTTTGTTTAACGATAATATAAATAAAATTCCTAGAGATTTATCTGAAGTAGGTCCTGATCAAAAAATATTTCAAAGTAGTGTTAAGTTGTTTGGTCGAGTAGAACCTTTTGATAATACAACATCTACGTCTGTAGTTCAATATAATCCACCTAACACGCCTATATTCGCTGCAAATATATCTACATTAGCAGAAGCTAATTATAAAAATAATATTGGTGCTGACTTAGAATATGTAACTTTTTATAATAGTGAAGCAAATCCATATATTGCAAGACTTAACACGGCAAAAAAAATAGGTAAAGATGAGCCAACTACAAGTTCTAATTTTGGTATATCGTTAAGTATTTTAGAAACAGAAGCAGTTGAGTCAGCGTTAGATATATATTGGGAGACTACAACAACCGGTCTGGTTGAAGATCTTAATTTAGAGGTTAAACAAGCTAGTGGTAATACTACGCCCATAGCGCTTTCTTCTACAACTGTCGTTCAAAACGAAAACATGGGCATAAACACTGATGTGTTTGGTAGCGTTTCATCTCCAATACAAGCTATTAATTCAGCAGGAGCGCCAGTAGCAAACCAAAGTTTTAGTATAATATCTGTAACAAAAGATTTATTTGGTGGAGGTACTACAAGTTTATTAGCAAAAGATGCGAGCAATAATAATGTTAGTCCGTTTAATATTTTAACTTC